CAAAGCGGCTTGAATAGGTGCACCGATTTTCAGCTACTTACAATGTTTGCTTTTTCTTCTTGACAAAACTTAGCAGGTCTTATATAAAAGATCAGGAGGCCGCAAGGAGGGCGGCGACGTGTACCAGCCCTTGTCCCTTACGTCCTCCTGATGATATTTTCGCAAAAAAAGACCCCGCCTGGGTGGTATCCAAGCGGGGTTTAGGTGAAGTTATGTGAAATGTAGCTTCCGTGCAGTTCTTTCGACCTTTGAGACGATCCGTTTGACCCGGTAGGAAATGGTAGACCGCTCCCAGCCGAACTCCGCTGCAATGTCGATCTGCGGGACCTGGTCGATCAGGTAGCGCCGGGCAATGTCCGTATCATCATTCCCAAGATTAGCTTCCCGGATGGCCGTCTCCATCTCGGAGCGCATAAGGCTATCCAGGCTATCCGGTAATCTGACACGGGCAGTTGCCACAGTTTCACGTCCTTTCGATCAGCTCCCAAAGCCGATGCAACATCGTGCACATCTGCTGCCGGGTAACGGGCTGGGAGAGCATCAGGTCTCCTTCACCGTTGCCCGTCATGATGCCGTTTGCAATGGCCCATTCCACGCCCTCCTTGTGGGCGCCGCTGGGTGTATTGTCCATAGTGACCTCCAGTCTCTTCTTGAACTCTGCCCACTTCTGTGCGTTCACCAAGTACGACGGGCAGTGCTTGCCGGTCACGTCGAAGTGCCGGTACACCCGCTCAAGTGGGATCCCATACTTGGCCATCAGCTCCCTGTCCAGGGCCGCCGCGTTGGCCAGGGTGGCCTCGCTGGCCTGGTAGACACCGTTCCGGATGGTATCGCACATCTCGATGCTGATGGAGTTGGTGTTGGTGATGATCCCATGCATGGTCCCGCCGCCGGTCTTGTCGGCGTTGGGATACTTGCTGCCACCCACCGCCCAGGCCACCTTCAGGTCTGGCACAGACCTCCAGACCGTGGTATCGTCCACGAAATAGTGGGCGGATGCCTTGACGATGTTCTGCTGGAAGTACGCGGCATTATTGGCCGCCTTGTCCCCATCATTTCCAGTGTAATGGAAGATCAGGTACTTGATCTGGCTGGCCGCCCGGGAACCGCCATAGTTCCTGGGGTTGGCCAGCTGCTCCTTCAGCGTGTAGCTCATTTACTGTCACTTCCCAGCTGCTTGATTACCTGGTTGGCTCCGGTAGCAGCCAGGCCGCTCACAATGCCCACAGCCGCAGCGGTGATGTAGTCCGTGGCCGGAAAGTCAGGCATGATGAACATGCCAGCAATGCCCAGCACAGCGCCGCAGATGCCGCAGATGATAGGAATAAACTTGTTGTCCAGGCCGGACGCCTTGACGCCCTGCCCGATCAGCAGGCAGATAACGGTGATAGCCGCCACGCCTGTAATACCCAAAGATGTAATGTCCATATCAGACCTCCCGATTACACTCGGATGGCCTTGACGGCATAACCGTCTGCATCATAGGTCACATCAAACTTTCCGCGCTTGGTATTCTGGCGAACCACTTGTCCGGCAAGCGCCTGATTTCGGCCCATGTCTACCTTGTCCGGAAGAGGCTCCTTTTCCTCGCCGGGAAGGAATCCCTCCGCCATCTCTGCCTCGGTCCATCCGCCATCGGGGTTCTTTTCGGGGTTCAGGGAGAATCCGGTGCCAGCCTCAACCAGCAGCTTGTTGGCATCCTCCGCAGTAATCTTGCCGCTCTTGAAGTCATCGATGATGTTATTGATGGTCTTGTTCATGATTGGTAGCTCCTTTCAAATATCCGGCTTGACCGCCGGTTTCTAATGATGTAAGATGTTATTGCCCGTTGTGCAGACGTGTGCTGTTTTGATAGCGCTCCCTCCGCGTTAAGTCGCAATGGACGGAGACAACGAATACTACGGGCTTGCGGCGCTCCTTCGGGGGCGTCGCTTTTTTACAGCCCAATGCGAGCCAGAATAAACGCAATCACAGCCGCAAGCACCGCCCACACGGACTTGTCCACGATGGCCTCCCACCGCTTTTTCGGCTTGGCCTGCTCGGCCTCTTGCCATGCGATCAGCCGGTCCAGCTTCTCCATGATGTTGTCGTACTGCTCATTCCGGGCGGCCTCCGCCTTTTCCAGTTCCCGCATCCGGTCAAAGAGTTCTTTGTGAGTGCTGCGGGATGCCTCCCGCCATTCCGACATCTGCTTTTCCAGCATGTTGGCTTTCTGGAGTCCCAGACAGTCCCTCTGCGGGTCCAGAATACACTTCTCGTCAGCCATTAGGACCTCCTTACTCTGCCGCCTCCGCAGTCATCATCTTGCTGAGGGTGCTGTATTCCTCCGGGGTCAGCCTGTCGGCGGCAAGATACACGTCCATCTTTTCCAGGAGGCCCTCGGTCCGCCCCCGGTCAATCAGCAGTTTGCAAAGATTGTATACAGTTGTCATGGTCCTGCTCCTTTCTTGTCATACAGTGGTTGTGGTGAGTTCCAACATACACAGGCGTTCCTCATGGTCTGCCAGCATATCAAGGGTAATGTCCTCGGCTCCCGGTTCCGGCTCCGGCAACCCATCCTCCACGGTGATCTGCCCTTGATAGGCTTCAGCCTGGGCGATGGCGTAATTCGCCTCCGTGTAAGGCATCGTAACACCGGACAGCACCGTCTCGATATCCGGCTCCTCGGGAGTGCCGTGATTGACCTCCGTTGCCAGCTGATATTTAATGATCTTCATGTGCCCTCCTTCCAGTATTTCAAGAATAAGGTGAAGTTTAATCCGACTGTACGGCCAGCCCCGACCGAAATTGTGAACTTCCCATTCCCGTTCTGTGTAAACAGGCCAAGATAGTTTGATGCGTCGAAAACAGATTCTCCAAAAAGACCCGGAATTTGCGTTCCGTTGTCCAATACGCCATAGCAATCAAGCATCTTTACCTGGCCGCTGGTATCCGGGATTTGGACGTCAATCGTCTTTGACGAGTTGTCCGGGAACGCCCCGCCGTTCACGGCCATCACAAAAACAGGGTTGCCGTTGTACCGCTCCGATGTGCGGTACTCGACGCCTAACTGCATGGGCGGATTTAACCAATCGGCCAGAGCTTCTAATGTTTCTCCAGACGGCGAATCCTGGACAGATGCCGGTGCCTGCGGAACAATCTGCGAGGGTTCTGATAACCCCAAGATAAAGCTGGAATTTAGGAAGTTTTCCGCATTGATAGAATAGTGGGCATCAAGTGCCAGCTCATTTCCCGATAGAGATATCAGCCTTAGATTGTCAATGGGATATGTTCCTGGATTGTAGGATGAATCCAGGATTGTGATGCGTCGTGCATAGCCTGTTGTTGTTACAGATGCCAAAATAGTGCTGGGGCCATTAGCTGCGTAGTTGTGCCCGATGCTCACGATAAAACTGTCTGGCCTACTGGTACTGCCGTGGATTACGGCAATCCTGTACCATCCTGTTGCAGAGACGGGTCCAGACTTGCCCGGGAGGCCGGGCGCCTTATTAGACAAAGCCGCCGCAACGGTCTCCGCCTCCGGCTCTCCGCTCACCGGGATCTGTGTGGCGTTGTAGTCCCCAGCCTGAGGCTTCACCGCACCGGTCCGGCCATTGAAGGAGGTCACGCCGCCAGCCAATCCTTCAGATACCTTTTTGACAGCTGCATCAATTTCCTCTCCACTGTAAGCACTGGTGTAATACTCGGTAGGCGGGGCCGTGATTGCTGCCATCTGCTGTTCGAGTTCAGCAACTTTTGCAGCGAGTTCTTCAATCGTTGCCATTTGTACCTCCTCACGTGATGAATCTTCTGCCATGCTTGTCTAAAAACCATTTTGTGTCCGAGGTCGCCAGCGGCCCGCGTTCCTGTGGAACGCGGCGGCTGATATATAGGATGATGCAGCCATCCCCGCCAGGGCCACCAGTACCGCCATTTCCGCCGATTCCCCCAGTTCCAGCGGTGATTGATACCGTGTAATCTGCGGAATCCGTGGAGCCAACGGCAAGTCCTCCTGAGCTGGCACCGCCACCGCCATAACCGCCGCGGCCACCTTTGCCATACTGGGCAGGCTTTTTGGGCGTCAAGGTTGGTGTCGCGCCATTTACACCAGATGCAGCAGTAGCCTTAATTGATGACGATCGTACAGACACCGATGCATCGGGTCCGGGGCCGTTACCATTTTTACCGGCAGCTGCGCCTGCACCTAAACCTCGGCTATACCAAATGTAGGCGCCGTTATTATCCCGCGTCTCCATAGCAACACGTTCTGGATCATCCGAGTCGGTTTCGGTCAAGCCTCCGTTCCAGATATTGCCGTCCTCATCGGTAACGTTTTCAGCTGGGTCAAAGAGCTGGACAGTATCACTGTTGATGGTTGTGACTGTGGCCGCCTTTCCTGCGCCTTTTCCTCCAGGGATTCCTTGGTCACCGGTCCCTCCGTATTTTTCCCCGGTGATGGGATCTGTGTATCCGGCCTCTGAGGCTTGTGCCCCAGCCGTAGTTGCAGAACCAAGTGTTGTGTCGCTTCCAAGAGCGCCCTCCGGATCATCCGGGTTATAGGCGGCTCCCAGGCCACCAATGCCGCAGCTGTATACAATAGAGTCTATCCCGGAGATATCCAGAGTCCCTTCAAGGATTCTGGCCCCCGCGCCCGGTGCGCCACCTTCTCCGCCCGCGCCGCCATTTGCAAGTCCGCAGCCGCGTAATTGGTTCTCAAATGGTGGAGGATTGGTCCAGGATACAGATGGCGACGTGCCAACATTCCCGCCTTTTTGCCCGCAATGTCCACCCTGGCCTCCGCTTATTAAAACATAGCGGATTAAAGTTGTGTCGGTAGGAATTTGATAAGTCCCTGATCCGGTGAGCACGATGCGTTCATCAAATGTTTTGAAATCATCAACTTGCGAGGGAATAAATCCAATTCGCATTTCGGCATTCGCTTTCAGTGTTGAGGACATGTTTACATCCATCGACTCAATACAAGCAGAAACGATTTCGTGATCGTATGGGTCCATGACCTTTACAACTTGTCCGGGCTTTTCCTTTTCGGTCAGAAACGAAGCTTGAAGCGTTTTATTGCAAGCATAGAAGCTCGCTAGCCGTTCAGCAACCGCAACTGAATTCACTAAAGAAACAAGTGTGGCATTCTCTTTGCCTTTTTCATTTTCAGGTACATTTTCATTGATTATCTTTGCAATTTTTCGCTTGTTGTGGATATATTTCAGCCCCGTAAGCGTCCCTGTACCAGCAGAGATTTTTGCGTAGTTTGCTCCGCTTTCCAAAACGGAAAGTCCGGAAGCGGACAGGGTGTGCATCGGTTCATTGAAAATGATTAGATCGCCGTTCTGAGCTGTGCCATTAAACAGCTCCTGGCTTTCTTGTCCTTCCACAAACTGATGTTCAATGACAGAGATCGCGCTAATTTTTTGATTATCTGTAACTGAGCCAACCATGTCCGTCTTTTTCGCATCTATTGTCGATATGGTTCCGTCCCAAAACGTCTCCACTCGCAAAACGCCATTCAAATCGGTAGTAAGACAAGCGCCAATAGCAAACAGAACTTGATTGAGATTGTCTCGTGCGGAGCTATTCGGTGGGCTACAATAGGGGAGCCATCCATACAACTTAACATTCTTTAGATTGCTTTTTACAATAACGGGGATTTCACCGCAAATATTCTTTATGATTGATTCCGCGGTCTGTCCGGTGTAAATTCCGCCGGGATGAAGCATAGTGTCTAGCTTAGATACCGCTGATATCGCATACAGATGATAGGAACTAGGCCCAGTTCGTTTGATACTATCTACATAGAGGATTTGTCTTTGCTGATCTCCATGGTAGTAAACCACCTTTTCCCCAATGGTAGCCAAGATTGTAGAACTATCCAGTTGACTATTAAAGTCACAATCAAGCGTGTCCATTTCTAGGACATCGTTTAAAAGAGAAGTAGTTAAATTGACGTTTCCAGACGTCAGATTATAAATCCCCGTTATTTCTATATCACCAACGAGAATTCGATTAACTGCCATTTCTTTACCTTTCAATCAGAGGGAATGTGATTCCACCCCATAGCTCTTTCCCATTTCTGCTCTTGATTAGGAATTGGGCGGGGATGTTGTTTGAATACATTTGCTTTGTTACATCTCCGCCCTCCATAGGGTCTGTGTATGTAACTGTGACATACTCGGGCAGAATAGAGGAGAGAACGAGGCTTGCTTCTTCTAGCGTCAATGGGCGGCAAGTAATATCCAATCGATATTTTATGGCTATCCGATCTCTCGTAAGAAACGCATCATCGATTGAGCGTGTGGCATTTGGGCCGTCTACATCAGCCCTTTGCCACTGCACGCCGCCTAACGCAATGTAAGGCGTCAAATCCGTTCCGTTTACAGTCAATGTCACGTTTTATCCTGCCTTTCATGTAATGGGAGCGCCCTTTTCTCGCTGCGTCTGTTGGTTGTATTTGTACAGGCTCCTCGACACCTGACGGCCATCCAGAGAAACTGTTGTATCTTTATCGTTGACCGCCTTGGTAATCATTGCTCCGATTGCCATGACCGCATTGATGACTCCGGTATTAGCAGAAGCGATACCGTCAACGATTT